ATCATTAACAACAGTTGTCTGATCTGTTCTACTAACCATTGATGGTGCAATTAAGAAATCAACTTCTACTGTATCTTGATCTTCATATAGATCAAAGCCTGTTTGAACATTTGCTGCTGTAAGAGCAGCAGAGTTTGTGCCTGTAACCATTACATACTCTTTGACTGCTGGAGTCGATAGAATAAAGTCATCTGCGTTATCTGCTGTAGTACCTGCACCTTGAGTTGTGAATACTGTCTCAAAGCCTGCCATCCAAACATATTGAGAAGCATTGTTAACAACGTCTACTGAATAGTTTGTTGAGCCATCTGATTTTTTAGAGTTAGTAGCCAAAGACACAAATGGGAATGTTTCTAGTACAGCGCCTTTAGCACCAAACTTACCACCTTCGTCAATAACTGCGATGTGAATCTCATCGTTAGATGCACCTACATCTGTTGCAGTGGCTGATGTGCCTGGTTGATTGTCAAAGCTTGACTTATAAGTCCAGCCTGCAAATGATGCAGTGTGAGCAGGACATACGGAAACTTTAATTGAGTTACCCATGTCTCCTGGCCATTTTGCAATGAATGTGTGTCCGTCAGAATCACGAGCTGAAATCTGGGCATCCCAGTCATCTCGGTTCTTAACTACTGGAGCGTCTCCAGTTGCTGAAGCATCATGTGCGTTAACAGCGCCATTAACTGTTCTAGTGACAGTTAAATCTGAACTATATCGCAAGTAGTATGCTGCAGAGTGAAAATCTATAGTGTGTGCATCGTCTGGATTACCGAATGTTGCTGCGAGCTGAGATTCATCGCTGATTCTTTCTCTCGTTTCGACCGGTCCCCAACGATAGTTGCCGACAATTGCACCCATGGTAGATTGAACATTAGGTACTACACCTGATAGATCAACTTCCTTGATAACAATCGCTGGACTTTGGGATGGTGTTCCAATTGCCATTTGTTTTTCCTTTAAGCTAATAATAATTGATCATAATACGACGGGATTTCAATATTAATGTTATTTATAAGTTATTATAAATCTGGATCCCACACTTCACTTATGCCCCAACCTACTCTCATTGGGTCTACTTGAGGTAAGTCTGGTACTCCATCGTCGATAAAACCAAATGGTAATACATCATTTTCTATTTCATTCATTCTTTGTTCAAATAGCATACTCTTTAAATTAATATCAGTCATCTCTGAGAAGTATGTAGAACCAGCAAAGTAACCAAACATAACAAAGTTCATTACTAAGTCATCGTGGTTACCATTAGATGCTTCAAAGGATTGGCCTTTTGCTTCGAACGTTGATATTTCTATAATAGTTTGTTCATCAACAATATCTAGTTTATTATTTTCAATAATATCTTTGAAAGAAGAACAACCAATTCTTTTTACTTTTCTATCCATACGAACACCAAGACCATTAGCCTTAACCATTGACTCAAGATGCATATTTTCATACTCTAAGTCATGGTATAATCCATTACACACAACAGATCCTTGATCATTATTCTCAATTACAACATAAGCATTATTGTAGGCTTTAGCAAATTTATAAATAATATCAGGGAAGAGGATAGGAGATATAGTGTTATTGCGATATACAGCAACCTGTTTAAAAGGTCTTTGGCTAATGTCGATCAAATTAAAAGTAGAATAATCTTGTCCTCTTCCTTGTGCAACATCAACGCACATAACATATTCATGCTTTGCTATAGTTTCTTCATAGATTAAACAATCTCCGTTTACTCTTATAGGAGCCTTTGCTCTTAAAGATAGAAGTGTCTCAGCATTAATTAATGTATCTCCAGTACCAAAGAATGTGTTCCCAAACTCTTGGTCGAACTGTAGTTTAGAAGTATTGTTTATTGTTTGTTTTTTCCATTTATCATCTCGCCCAGGCACATCCCACCAATCAACTCGCATTGGTTTAAATTCATTCGTCTTTTGCATTGAGCCTTCCCATATCTTATGGAAGACATTACCAATGCCGTTTGCTGTAGAAGTAATAATAACCTTAGTTTCTTTACCAGCCGAGATAACTGGATATGTAGATGTAAAGAAGGTAGCATCATTCTCAACAAATGCAAACTCGTCTAAGAATAAAAGGTTGATAGACATACCACGAATAGATGAGCCACTTGTGGCAGCTGCAATGATTCTACTATTATTAGAAAATTCAAGTGAACCTTTATTAAGTGCTTTAGTGCCTGGCTGTAGAAAGAATGGTAAGTTCTCTAACATAAGTGTAATACGTGCCAACATCTCACGTGCAGTCGCACCTTTGTTAGCTAATATGGCAACAGTCTTTTCTGAATGGAATAAAGCAAACCATAGAATATATGCTACTGATGAAATAGATTTACCTGATTGTCTACAAGCAAGAACAATACTAAAACGATTATCATTAAAATGCTCAAACATTTTTTCTTGGTAGGGATAAAGATTAAAGTTAACAAGCCCATCGTCTAAAGATATGACTTTACAATATCTCTTTGCAAAGTGAATAGGATCATCCATACACTTTTTATATTCTAGTATTTCTTCTTGAGTCCAGTTACTAACAATTCCGTCACGCTTTACGTTAACATTGCCAAGATAACCGTCAGTGTTGTTCATCATCATTTAATCTAGGAGTTATATCAATTACGTTATCTTTTAATTCTGTTGGTTTATTTGCTTGCTGCAACATCTTTTGTAAGTCTGCAGTCGAACCTATAAACATATTATTAGTTGTTTTTGATTCTACTGGTAAAGGAGTATCTTCCTTATTGATGTCTTTATGTTTCTTATTTAGATCCATAACCTTATCATTTACATCAGCAATATTTTTCATTAGACCAGATAAGACTTCAAAGGCACGAGGATGCTCTGATTCTCTTGCTACTTCCATCATCATCTCAAGAGCATCTTTACCCTTGTCAATTAGGTCGTAGTAAGTATCCCTTGACTTCTCATAGTCATTTTGTACTTTATCGTCACTAGGCTGAGTCATCACTAATTATATCCGCATAGTCATAGGTTGAAGTAAAACCATAGTCTGAATCATAATAGATTGTACTAGGGTTTGGTGTAATAGTAGTTGTAAGATGTTTAGTGCCTTTTTCAAATTCAAATTCTGTAATAGCTTTAGTAATAACTTTACCTTCATCAATAGGACCAGTAAAGTTAATTTTAACTTCAAAGTCAAGTACATATTGTACATACTGCCGTGACTCTTGTTGTCCTTCAAATTCATTTATAAAAGAAACTGATTGTAAAGTAATAGGAACATCTTCCTTTATACTAGGGTGTTCTTTATATGGTTTAATAGTTACTGTATATTGAGGTGCAAAGTATGGTACAATCTGCTCTACAATCTGTAAGGCGTCATCTTGGTTATTAGTATAAACATTCAAAGAAAAGTTAATAATATATGGTGTAGATTGTCTAATCTTACTCCTACCAGTAGATGTGCCAGATGCACCAGCAACTAGTGCGTTATTAGTTTTAGAAAGCTGCCTAGTTGAATCATATGATATTGCAGTCATTTCAAAAGACATACGTGGAAGTTTAATAGCAACAGTTTCGTCACCAGGTAGATTTTCTACCTGTTCTAATCTTGCCAGAAACTTTGACCTAGGAGAATAAGATAAAGGTACTCGTACTTGATTAATACTAGCACCAGCACTTGTTGTTCTCATAACATGAATCTTAGTAAACAGTGAACCAAATAAGGCGACTGTCTTTCTAATTCTTTCGTGATAAAAATAAGTACCTAACATTAGTGTTCATGCCCTCCAGATTGTGCTATTTCTCCAAATGGATTAGTTTCAGAGAAATCAACAAAGTCCTCTATTTCTATAGAGAATATATCATTCTGTGCTTGTTTATCTGCAGTCTCAGTTGCTTTAGTAATCTGCGCTCTAGTTGTACTTGCGTCTCCAGTTACAAAATAACCAGTGGCTGGTTCTTTGAAAGTACCATTGTTTGTAGCAAGCTGAATAATATTTAACATATTATCTGAATCATTCCAAGTTGATACTTGAGCAGTCATTATAGTACCATCACTAAGTGTATCAAATGTGATTGTTTCACCAGGAATAAATTGTTTACCATCACTATCAACATTTACTGTTAATTGATGTTTATAAGCATGATCCAATTCTATTTGATCAATATTCGGTATACCGGTATCAATATTCTCATCGTTATATTCAAACAGTTCACATCGCAACTTATAAATTGGTAAGTTGTTTAGTTGATAGAATGGCTGTTCATGTTCAACATGCATAATCTGGAACAGTTTATTAGAAAAAGGTGTATAGACAAGATCGCCCTCGAGAGGTCTTGAAGATGTAATTTCGTTGTCGTATTTATTTACTGTTGCATTCCAACGTCTTTTAGATAATACAAGTGTAACTGAGTCTCTAATCTCAACACCAAACTTACTAAACAGATCACCTTCACCATCAAAGCCATCTAAGTTCTCAACATACATTTCAACTTTATAACTTGAGTTAAATGATCCTACTGGATCTTCCTTAAAGACTGAATCAACATTTACTAGATCACGAGGCATATAATATAAATCGTGGCCATAAATCTGCATGGCCTCTATGATTAGATCCTCATGTAATAGTTGTTCTGGTCTATGACCATCCGAAAAGTAAAGATTACGTGCCATGATTATCCTATAAAGAAGTCAGCTGGAAGTTCATGAGTCAATCTAATTTCTTCCTCAAGCCGTCTGATCTCCTCTGTAGCATCATTAAGAATTTGCATACCATTCATAGTAACACCACCTGGCAATTGCATTCCCTCAAACTTACTTAGGTTCTGTCCCCACTGTTGTTTAATAAGTGCTGTCGTATAAGACTTCAACCACTTATCATTATATGCTGATGTATTAGTATCTGGATCAATTAACTGATATGCTTCTGCTATTAGATATTGCCCTGCTTGTATTGAATTCATTTCGAATTCGCCATGTAGATACATTCTACCTTCATATTGAGCAAAAGTAACTTGTGGTTGACCTACTAATGATTGCTGTATATAATCTAAG